CCAGAAATATTAGTTACTAATGTTCCGGGATATGGTGCTTTACCTGCAGATGTAAGAAAAGCTATGAGGTCTGCTGCTAGAGGCACAGCAAATGAAATAGAAGAATATAAAGTTAGACAATATTCAAAAGGTGGTATAGTTAAAAATGTACCTAATGTAACTGACGAGCCTGATGAAATGAAAAGTAGAGTTACAGGAGAACCATTTAATAGTACTGCAGAATTTATGCAAGATGAGGAAGATAGAGAGCTTGATGCACAAATGCGAGGATTAGGATTAAAATGAATATAGAACTATGTAAACAAGAAATAAAAAGACACGAAGGTGAAGTGTTAGAAATTTATATGGATAGCCTAGGCTACAAAACTCTAGGAGTTGGACACCTTTGCCAACCTAACGACCCTGAATATAACTGGGAAGTTGGCACACCTGTCACACAAGAAGTTGTAGATATGTATTACGAGGATGACTTTGAAAAGCATTACAAGGAAGCTATACATGTCTTTGGTAGCGAGGAAGACTTTGAAAAGTTACCAGAAGTTATACAAAGAGTGTTAGTAAACATGTGTTTTAACCTAGGAGGTTCAAGACTTTCAAAGTTTCGTAACATGTTGAAAGCTTGTAGAGAACATGATTGGGAGAAGATGGCTGTTGAAATGGAAGATAGTCGTTGGTTTAAACAGGTAGGTAGAAGAAGTATTGAATTACAAAAAATGGTATTAGGAGCCTGAAATGAAGAACGTATTAAAAAACATAGTTGGAGCTGTTGCACCTACATTAGGTACTGCCTTGGGTGGACCAATGGGAGGAATGGCAGCAAACATGATAGCTGATGTATTGGGAGTACCTAATACACCTAAAGCTATAGAGAAAGCTGTAGCAGAAGCTACTCCTGAACAAATGCTAGAACTTAAAAAAGCTGAACAAGCTTTTGAAGTTCAAATGAAAGAGTTAGAAGTAGATGTGTTTAAGTTAGAAACACTAGATGCTCAAGATGCTAGAAAGAACTTTAGTAAAGATTGGACTGCACGTATTATGGGTATAGCTACAGTAGGTGGATTCTTAGGATATATATTCCTTGTTACTTTACAACCACCAGAGCAGAACTCTGAAGCTCTTATAAACCTTGTACTAGGTTATCTTGGTGGTTTAGCAAGTGCTGTTATATCTTTTTACTTTGGAGCTTCACACACTTCTAAAGACTAATGGAACAAGTAGTAGTCTTTATTCAAGAAGTTGGGTTTCCTATAGCAGCAGCAATAGGTCTTGGTTGGTTTATTTATAAGTTAGTCATACGTATTGTTGATGGCATGGAAGCAAAGCTAGATGCTGTTGATGCAAAAGTAGAAGCACAGATAGCAGCTATAGAAGAGAGACTAGGTGTAAAGTTAGATACACAACATGGCATCTTAGTTGCATTGATAGACAGAGTAAGAAGTCTTGATAATGAAATCATAAGACAAGATACTATGATTAAAACTATACTAGGAGTGCCACAGTTAATTGATACTGCAAAAATTTCAAAAGCTAGAAGAGATGATAAAAGAAAAGATTAAATTAGAATTACCTATTATAAGTATCTTTATATTTTTATTTATAATAAGTGTATTGGAACAGTTATGAACTTAAATGATTTAGAAAAAGTACATCCGATGAAACAAATTACTGTTGCTTCTATAGTTCAAGTATTAGTATTTGGATTTATGTTGTTAGCTTTCTGGGGTAACTCTAAACTCTTTGCAGACGAGATAGTATTCAAGTTTAATAGTCCTAGCTTTAGTGGTGTGGGTACATCATCACATTATCTTACAATTCAGAACCAAGAGTTCAATCGTAAGGAAGCATTAAAGGCAGAGATAAAAGCTTTGCAAGACCAAATAAAAAGAGACAAAGAGAATACAACACTTGCAAGATTTATAAGAAATTTAGAGTCTAGAATATATGCACAATTATCTAGACAGTTAGTAGAAAATTTATTTGGTGAGACTCCAAGTGATAGTGGTGTACTAGAATTAGAGGGCAACAGAATAGAATATAGTGTTGTCGATGGAATAATAACTTTAAACATAACAGACAGCGATGGTAATACAACGACTATTTCTTTGCCTATCGGTAGCTTTACTTTCTAGTTGTGCTGTACTAACTCAGAATCAGGACTTAGTATTAACACAAGATATAAAGCCTAGTTCTACATTAGACTTACAATCAGAAGAATTAAAAAACTTACCAAGTGCAAAAGTAAGACCGACTATAGCTATATACCCTAATAGCTTTAGAGACTTAACAGGTCAACGTAGAAGTAATAGTTCTTTTGCTTTGTTTAGTACAGCTATTACACAAGCTCCTGAAGCATTTTTAATTAGAGCTTTTAAACATGCAGCAGGTGGTGAATTTTTTAGAGTAGTAGAACGTGTAGGTTTAGATGACCTAACAAAAGAAAGACAGTTAATAAGAAGTACTCGTAAAGAGTTTGAAGAAGATAAGAAAATGCAACCTCTGCTATTTGCAGGGTTATTGGTTCAGGGAGGAGTTGTTAGCTATGAGGCTAACCTCAAATCTGGAGGTGCTGGTGCTAGATATCTAGGTATAGGTAATAGTAAACAGTATAGAGAAGATACAGTTACAGTGTCGTTACGCTTAGTTTCTGTATCAACTGGAGAAGTGTTGATGGAAACTTTAGTTTCTAAAAGCATTATATCCACAAGTATTTCTCAGGATGTGTTTCGTTTTATAGAAGCCGGTACTGAACTGGTAGAAATAGAAGGAGGAGTTGCTGAGAACGAAAGTGTTTCTATAGCTTTGCAAAAAGCAATAGAGACTGGAGTATTAAATATAATATATACAGGAATACAGAGAGGGTATTGGGAATATGAAAACATTAAAATTAATGAGCCTAGTTGTGATGACAAGTGCATCGCTGCTATACGGGGCTGATAATGAAATATATGTTGACCAATCAGGTAATACAGCAAATATTGATTTAGAACAACTTGGAAACTCTAATATTATTGGTGGACTAAATTCTGTTGCTGGTACATTAACAGCATTGGATTTAGATGGTATAAATCTTACACTAGATATAAACCAAATCGGTAATACCAACAAGTTTCTTGGTGATATATATGGTGATTCCATAACAGGTTTTTTTGAGTTTGATGGTGATAGTAATACATTCACTATACAAGGAGACCCAACAAACACATATGGAATAGATAGTTCTGATTATAATGTTGATGTTACTGGAAGTTCTAACACATTTACGTTAGATACTGGTACATCTGCACTAGCTGGTACACTTGACTTAGATTGGATAATCAATGGAGATAGTAACACTTTTGATTTTGATATTAATTATGATGGTGCTACTAACTACGTAGATGTAGATGGAGATAGTAATACAGTAAACTTTACAGGGAGTGGATATGCTGGTGGATATTTTTACCTTGACCAGACAGGTAGTAGCAGAACATTTAACATTACACAATCTTCAACATTGGTTTCTGACTGGCTTAAAATTGAGTCTACTTCTTCTAACGGTACTGTTTGTATCGTTCAGAATGATAGTGGTACAAGTACAAGCTGCTAATATTGGAAACATAACAGAACTTAATGGAGCTGGTAGAGTTGTAAGAGAAGTCCAAAAGGACTTAGATTCTACATATGAAGCTGCATTAGATTTTAATATAGAAAGTTACGATAATGTCCAAACTTCTAACGGGAGATTGGGCATTACTTTTTTAGATGACAGTCAAGTTAGACTTACTGAACATTCTGAATTAATAATAGATGAGTTTATATACGACCCCGACCCATCTAAATCTAAGATGGCTTTACAATTTGCCAGTGGTACTGCAAGGTTTATCACTGGTAAGTTAGCTACAATAGATAAAGAAAATATACTAATACAAACTCCTAGTGCTACGATAGGTATTCGTGGTACAGACTTTACTGTAACTGTAGATGAACTAGGTAGAAGTTTAGTTATATTATTACCAGACGATGACGGTCTTCCAAGTGGAGAGATAGTTGTCGCAACAGCTATGGGACAGGTAACACTTAACAAACCTTACCAAGCTACAACAGTTTCAATGTATGAGACTGAACCAACCAAACCCGTTATCCTTGACTTAACAGTAGAGTTAATTGATAACATGTTAATAGTAAACAAACCACAGGAGATACAAGAAGAAAATGAGGGAGAAAATGGAAGTAATGTTTCTAGTATCCTTGATGTTGATTTCCTTGAGTTCGATGATTTAGAAGTAGATTATCTTGCAGAAGATAACTTAGAGTTTACAGAACTAGATATAAATTATCTTGATGTAAATTTTCTTGAAGACTTATTAGATATTATAGAAGATGTAAATGAGTTAGACCAGACTGAAACACTTTTAAAGACTGATATAGATTTAAAAGGGACAGAAGTCGGATATGATGCTAACACACAGATAAATACTTTTCTAACAGATAACATTATTACATTCTATAAAACTTTAGAAGATACAGTTAGATTAGATTTAGATAAACAGAATGCTTATACTATTATCTTAATTCAAAATGGTAAGAGTACACAAATAATAGTTAATGGTGGAGGAGACTCTACTATTAAAATTACACAGGATAATTAATATGAAGTGGTCATCTTTACTATTAGCTTTACTAACACTACCATTACTATTCAATAGTGTCCCATTAGAAGTACTAAGACTTAAAACCTTTGATACTCTTGTACCTCAACAAAATCCTACCGGACACTTTACAATCCTTAACATTACTGAACAAGACCTAGATGAGATGGGAGGATATCCTTTACCTCGTCAAGACTTAGCAAAGATTCACAATAAGATTTTAGAAGCTGGTGCATATGGCGTAGGATGGGTTATGTTATTTCCACACGAAGATAGAATGGGTGGAGATGATGAGTTTGCTAAAGCTTTACAAAGCTCTGCAAGTGTTATCGCTATGCCAGAAGTAAACAACAATAACTTCCCGGCAACACATGGTACAGTTATCAAAGGACCAATAGTATCTTTACCAAAAGCTCAAGGATTTTTAGAGAACATAGATGTATTAAAACAATCAGCTAGTCAAGGTGCTATCTCTGCACCAGTAGATGTAGATAATTTAGTAAGGCGAATACCTTTACTACAACAAACAGATAATGGGTGGGTTGCTTCTTTTGGAACGGAAGTTTTAAAAATACTAGGAGGTGGTCGTACTTATCAGATTGTAACAAATCTGAATGGAATAGAACAGATTAGAGTGAGAGGTATTCCACCCATTGCCACAGATAGTCTTGGACGTAAATGGATTAGTTGGGTAGATACACCACAGATAACATTAAATGAACTTGATAAAGCTGAATCTACTTTTGTATTTGTAGGATTTACAGCAAAGGGAATATCACCACAAGTTGCAACACCAGTTGGATT